AGTCCTTAAAATCTCCCTTTGGAAAGTTAAGGATTTTACCCCAGTTTGCTAGACTATGTCCTCCTTCACGGCCCGCCCTGCACAACCTGGATAACACTAAGGTATCCTTACATTGTCGCAAGACGATCTTGGTTCCCCATAGCTTGTTTAAGAGATGACAATCAAAACCAATAATGTTATGGCCAATAATAATGTCGCAAGAATTAAGGTAGTCATTTAACTCCTCCTTGTCCTTCTCTAACCATGTAAGAACCTCTCCTGTATCCTTGTTCATAGTAACGCAGCACCAGATAGTGTCCCACTTGGTGTTAGTCTCTATATCTAATATAATAGTTGTCATTTAATAATAAAATGCAAGTGTTTTTAACCGATTTCTGTGGATATTGTAGGGTTTTTGTAAGCAGTTGTTACCTCCGTCCATCCAGCGAAATACATATTTTCTGTGCCGTTGCTACATTTACCATACATACCATCCATGTGGTGGAATTTATATACACGATCTAGGCTACCTTCTAAAGCATCTGGTGGAATCTGTGGGTTTTCTAGTAGTTTAAAGTAAGAACCATTTGGTAGTTCATAAAGTTTAGTCATACTTATCTCCTTTAAATTTACAGCGAAGAATCCGTAATCTCATTCATTCGTCCTGTGTCCTTATTATACAGCAAAGCAGAACAATTAGGGCTAGTAAGTCCAGAAAATCTGTTCTTTAATATGGAAACACGGGTAGTGTTGCGTTCTATGGCCTCCTCATGCTGCCCATTACGCACTAATCCTATCACAATATCACTCAATTGTCCAATACTACCTGACCCACGAAGCTGAGACAATGTTGTAGCAGCACCCTCCTCATGCCCTTTACTCTCCGGGCGCTTAAGATGGGATACAGCAATAAGACAAATTCCAGTTTCTTGGACCAGCATCCGTAGCTTTGTCATAAGTTCGTCTATTGATTTTCTCTCATCACCGTTAGATTGTGCCGAAATTACCATACTAATATGATCTAGAAAGACATATTTACAGTCTGCCGCTTTAGCAAAGTACCGTATTCTGTTGATAACATTATCAATATCAGTAGACCCAAAATTGTCCCAGAAAAATAGCCTGTCAGTGCCCATAGTAGATTCAAAGGCACGTCGTAGTTCCTCCTCTGAGGCATACGTATCCGGTAAGTGTAGTGGGCGATTAAGGGATAAAGACATTATAGACTTAGCAGTACGGGGCACTGATTCTTCCATAAACATTAGGCCGATGTTCTCCTGTGTGGTTTGGATTAAATGCCACAGAATCTCCCGGAGGAATTGAGACTTGCCTAAACCGCTGCCAGCACACACAGTAACCAACTCTCCACCGCGCAGCCCATAGGTCAGGTCGTTAACACCCTGCCACGGGTAGAGTGCCATAGCCTTTTCAACTGGTTTATTGACAGCCTCCCACAAAGTAGACCCTGCTATGATTCCATCAGGAACCCACTGCTCTGCCGCCCACCACTGCTTAACATATTCTCCACCTTTCCCTGCTTTCAGGTAATCACAGGCATCCTTGAAACCCTGTACGTGCTTCAGTATCTTGCACTTGCTGCCTAGCACCTCTGCCACCTGATTTGCAGCAATAATACCTGGTTCGTCGTTATCAAAGCTAATAACAATAGACTCAAAAGACTGTAACCATTCGTAAGACTGTTTAATATCCTTTAAGGCAGACTGAGCACCGTTACGGATAGACACGTTGGGATACTTGCTGCCTGCCATCTGATAGCCCGCAAGGGCATCTAGTTCGCCCTCGTGTATGGTTACAGTGCGTCCTCCTTTTGCAAAGTAAGACTGGCCAAACAATACCGCCTGCTTCCAGTCCCCTGATACAGCAAACTGCTTCGTAGACACTGTACGGGTCTTAGAGGCCACGATTTCGCCTGATTCGTTGGTGTACGGATAGTGTTGTTTATCACCGTCCGCGGTCACCCCGTAAGACATACAGGTATCCTTGGTTATCCCTCGCTCTGAAATAGCTTTATAATCTCCTTTTGTCTCTATCTTCTTAGCTTCTTGCCATGGTATATCATTAGGCATATCGTCTAAACTACCTCGTATGTGATTATGGCATATATGACAGTATTCGTGACCATCGTCATATAGACTATTGCCATCACTGCTACCGCATTTCTTACATGGAATATGTTTTATAAATTTACTTTCATTCAATATAGTCATTGACAAACTCCTAAAAATATGATACCCTAAGAACTACTTAGTTAACTACATTGCTTCTATATTGTTAAATACATTAATAGATATTTATATTTATATATCTATATTGTTACTATGTAGTCTATTTAGACCTCGTTTTGTTCATTTTCAATATGAATATCTATGTCTTCGGTTTCCTGGATATCTGTTGTACTCATTAAGTCCATACGTTCTCTGTAGACTAAGTCTTCCCGAACAGTCTTAAAACAACGGTTGCATAGGTCATAAAACTCCATTGTCACGATGGAACGTCTAGTAGCCTCAAAATCAGTTAGGGCGCAATTACACGATAAACAACGCATCTTAGCTACCTCCCACGCTTGACCATGTAGATAGTGCCTTGTGGGGCACTGTGGTGGGTTTAAATGGCATTTTAATCATCTTCTTCTCCTGTATCTACTAGATATTCTGGAAACTGCAAGGAATCGTCCCAAGGAATATCATCGTCTGTGTCATAGGGTATACGTTCTTCCATTATTTAGACTCAAACTCAGGTTTATATGGCTTTCGTGCTTCTCTAATTAGTTTTCGCAGAATGGGGAGGTTTAACTTGATATGTTCATCGCCTAATACATTTTCCCAACCCGCTCGTTTACAAATATCAATGATTTCGTCATCGTAGATTCCGGACTTCGCCATTTCTTCATATGCAAAGTCATATCCATGGTCAAAACTAACATTATATTGTTCTTCTTCAGATTCTTTAGAAAAGTCATTTTCATTCATTTAATTTTCCTCCGTTCTGGCAATATATCCCTTCTTAAACCAATAAAAACGGTCATATTCTGTATCTGATAGCGGGGTTATACTATCTAGTACGTCAATGCCGGTTAAAGATTTAAAGGCATCCTCAACCTCGAAAGACACTGGCAATATCCCAGATAATTTATTTTTCATTTGATGGTGTTTCATATGGTGTTTTCCTTTATTCTATCATTTATAATCTTTAAATCTAATTGTACCTTATCAATCCCATACAAATCAACATAATACTGGTATGTTCTAAGACAGAAATGATAATCAGCCTCAGCGAAAGCTAAACTAATATCTTCTTCGCTGATTGGGGCAAACAGTTCAGTAATCATATACTTCACCTGCGTCTAGTTCTGCCTCATTAGTCCAGTATTTAATTAGTAAGTCTTGAAGATGTGTGCCCAAGGCCCCCCCGTTCTTCATTAATGCTAACTGTTCCAATTGTTTATAGTCTATTTCTGCATTGATAAAGAATAGCTCTATATTTTTAGCACTAAAAGGAAAGCACTTTTCACCGGGCAGCAGCAAAGATAACGCCATCGACTTTATTGCGCTTTGTCTTTTTTCGGCCCTAATCTCGCTGTTTTCGTATTTGCGTAGTTCGTATGATTCAAAATCAAAGTAGTGCATCATTTTAATTACTCCTATAATGATTTATTTAACTTGCCACGGCGCTTTGCCTTCACACATCGCAATAAACATTTCTTTCTGAGCATCCTTGGCAGCATCCCCCGCAGCAGCCCTCGTAGCGGCCCTTGCAGCATCCCATGCAGCCAACGAAGCAGCCATCGCAGCATCCGCAGCATCCGCAGCAGCCCTTGCAGCAGCCCTTGCAGCCCTTGCAGCCCACGCAGCATCTAACTCTTCATCTGTTGCAAGACCTAAAGCATGGTTTTGTGCTACTAGTAAAGCATTTTTACTGCGTTCGTCGGTCATCAAGTGATCTACTTGTTTAGCGCACCATACCGCAAACATTCTAATTGTAGATTCCCAGTCCTTCGGCGCTGCCCTCAGACACCACAACGCATCATCTAAGCCGTTAGATTCTAAAATAGTAAGAAAAGACAATGGTGCGTCGTCTGATTTTGTTTTTTCTAAGTGTTTTAATAGCTTCACCCACCCTTCGGAGCAGG